CGCCTGGCGTCGTGCTCCTGCGCGGCCCCGCCATCGTCAACCGCCACGAGATCGTTTGGCCCGAGGGTGCGACCGAGGCGCAGATCACCGCGGCCACCACGGCGCTTGCCACAATCGGCATCATCCTGCGCTGAGCCTGAGAGAGAAAGGACATCCCCATGGCAACCATGGACATCTTCGAGGGCGACGCCTTCAGCATCATCGAGCTCACCCGGGCTCTGGAAAACATCCCCTTCAAACCGGCGATCCTGTCGGGTGCGGGCCTGTTCGGATCGCGCGGTGTGCGCCAACGCACCGTCATGATCGAAAGCCGCGATGGCACGCTATCGCTGATCCCGTTCTCGGAACGCGGTTCGGCCTATGAACAGCAGGTGCCGGAACGGCGCGACATGCGCGCCTTCGTCTGCCGTCAGTTCAAGAAGCAGGACGTGCTTTGGGCATCCGAAATCCAGGCGATCCGCGACTTCGGTTCCGAGACTGCGACCCAGCAGGTGCAAACCGAAGTAGCCCGCAAGATGGGTCGCCTGCGCAACGACGCGGAAGCCACCTTCGAGTTTCATCTCTTCAACGGCATCCAAGGCGTGGTGAAGGACCCCAAGGACGGGGCCACGGTGATCAACTACTACACCGAGTTCGGCATCACGCCGGCCACGGAGGTGGATTTCGATCTCGACAATGCAACCCCGGCCTCGGGCGCCCTGCGTAAACGCTGCCAGGCGATGATCGAAAGCGTCGAGGACAGCTTGGGCGGACTCGCTGCCGGACAGGTGCAACTGCGCGCCGAGTGCGGCTCGGCCTTCTTCGCCGATCTGGTTGCCCACAAGGAGGTGCGCGAGACCTATCTCAACACCGCTGCCGCGGCAGATCTGCGCGGCCGCGTGGGGGAAGAGGTCAGCTTTGGCGGCATCACCTTCCGTCGCTATCGGGGCGGGCTTGGCTTCGGCGTGCCGACTGACAAGGCGTATTTCTATCCCGAGGGGGTCGAGGGGCTCTTCGAGATCTACTACGCCCCGGCCGACACGTTCGAGACGGTGAACACTCTCGGCCTGCCGCTCTATGCGCGGATGATCCCGGATCGTGACCGTGACGAATGGGTGCGCCTCGAGATCGAAAGCAACCCGCTGCCGATCTGCACCCGCCCGCAGGTGCTGCGCTCGGCCAAGCGGACCTGATGAGTACCTTCACTGATGCGCTCGGGGTTCTGTTCCTCGATGCCAACCTCTCGGTTGATATCTGGCATAGGGACAGCGAGGGGCAGTTCACCCGAGCGCGCGGTATTCTGCGCCGTCCTGATGAGATCACAGAATTCGGGGCGGCGCGGCTCATGTCTGACACCACCCGGATCGACGTCCGGGTAGTGGACATTCCTGACCCTCGACCGCAGGAGCAGATCCTGATCGGCGAGGAAACCTTCCTGATCCAGGGCGAACCGCAGCGTGACCGTGAGCGGCTGATCTGGACGATTGAGCTGACCCCTGCATGAAGCTTGGCCTCGACATCACACCGGACCTCGTTGCCGTGATGGCAGCCGAGATCAAGGCGGGCGAAAAGGCCGTCAGCGCCGCGATGCGCGAAGCTGGCACGGATCTGAAGTCCGCTTGGCGCGGGCAGATCACGCATGCGGGTCTGGGGAGACGGCTTGCGAACTCGATCCGGAGCCAGACCTATCCCAAATCTGGCGAAAGCCTGAAAGCAGCAGCGCTTGTTTGGTCGAAGGCGCCGGTCATTGTTGGCGCTCATGACACTGGACTATTGATCCGGTCCAAGGATGGGTTCTGGCTAGCGATCCCCACGCCTGCTGCCGGTCGTGGCCTGCGCGGTGGCAGGATCACCCCAGGCGAATGGGAACGGCGACGTGGTCTGAGGTTGCGGTTTGTGTATCGACACCGGGGGACAAGCCTGCTCGTCGCCGATGGGCGGTTGAACAACCGCGGGCTCGGCGTGGTATCGCGCTCGAAGACCGGGCGCGGACGGGCCACGGTGCCGATCTTCCTTCTGGTGCCGCAGGTGAAGCTGGCGAAACGGCTCGATTTGGCGCGCGACGCAGAGCGCGCGCATGACAGCTTGCCGGGGCTGATCGTGGCGGACTGGCTGGGGGGAAGGTTGTGACATCGGCTATGCGGACAAACCTGCCCTTGGCTCCCAATGGTCCAAGGAGCGCTCTCCCAACACAGCCTCGCAGGACCTTAATGGTGTTGCGAAATTGGTTCTCCTTCCTAAGATACACGAGGGAGGAATACTTGTGTTGCCAGAACAGTTCACCGGTGGCTGCGCGTGCGGAGCAATCCGATACAGGTCCGAAGGTATTGCCCGATACATGGGGAATTGCCATTGCCGTGATTGCCAGCAGGCTACTGGAAGTGCATATTTTCCGGCTGTCCTGGTGAAACAGGCAGATTTCAAGCTCGAAAAAGGGGACCCAAAGTGGTTCGAGCGCCGAGCAGATCGCGGCCATGCGATGCTTCGCGGCTTTTGTTCTGACTGTGGGTCACCGCTGTTCCTGATCAACAAGGCAAGTGAGGGGGCTATGATCCTGTTCGCAGGGAGCCTGGATGATCCGAGCTGGTACGCGCCAAGTCGTGACATTTACGTTAACAGCGCACAGCCGTGGGATAAGATGGACCCCAATCTCCCGAAAGCAGATGGAATGCCTGCCTGATTTTGCCAATGTCGCTGTTTTTGTCGACATCAGTCGTCAGCTGACATTCGCGCAGGGCGCAGCATCCAGAGCTTGGTTTCGAAATGGACCTTCTCCGCACCTGCACGATAGCAAACACCCATGCCCACCTTTCGCGAAACCATCCTCGCCGCGTTGCACACGCGGCTCTCGGCGCTGCCCGCAACAGCCCTGCGCGGTGACGTGCTGCCCGAGCGTGTGCCCGCTGCTGGCCTCCTGATCCTGCGCGACGGCGAGCCTGGCGAGCCCGAGGTGACGCTGTCACCCCTGCGCTACCACTACCAGCACCGCGCCGAGGTCGAGGCGGTGGTCCAAGGCGCCGCCCGTGACGCCGTCTTCGACACGCTGTCCGCCAGCATAGGCACGGCGCTCGCCGCCGACCGCACGCTAGGCGGCCTCTGCGATTGGATCGAAGCTGAAGCCCCGCAGCCTGTCGATCTTCCTGTCGAGGGCGCTGCCAGCCTGAAAGCCGCCGTGATCCCGGTGGTGCTGCATTATTCCACGGCCGACCCGTTGGCCTGACCCCGACAACCCGAGGAGAACACCATGGCACGAGCCCAAGGGGCGCGGGCGCAAATGGCGCTGGCGTTCGAAACGACCTATGGCACGCCGCCTTTGAGCGGCTTCACAAAGATGCCTTTCGCCAGCACGACGCTGGGAGCCGAGCAACCGCTGCAGACCTCGGAACTGCTGGGTTACGGCCGCGATCCGCAGGCGCCGATCAAGGATGCGGTGACGGCGGATGGCGATGTGGTCATCCCGATTGACGCCGAGGCCTTTGGCTTCTGGCTGAAGGCGGGATTTGGAGCGCCCACGACCACCGGCGCGGAAGCGCCCTACACGCACGAGTTCCGGTCCGGAAACTGGGCGCTGCCGTCGTTCTCGGTCGAAACCGGCATGCCCGAAGTACCGCGCTATGCCATGTATTCCGGCTGCATGGTCGATAGCCTGAACTGGCAGATGGCGCGCTCCGGGCTGTTGACAGCAACGGCCAGCATCGTGGCACAGGGCGAGGCCATTGCCGCGACCAGCGCGGCAGGCACGCCTGCTACCATCGCACTGAAACGCTTCGGGCATTTCAACGGGTCGATCACGCGGAACGGCGCCAACATCGGTAACGTTGTCTCTGCCGACCTTACCTATGCCAACAATCTCGACCGTATTGAGACGATCCGGGCCGACGGCAAGATCGACGGAGCAGACCCGTCTATCGCGGCGCTCACCGGCAATGTCGTGGTCCGATTTGCGGACCAGACACTGGTGACGCAAGCAATCAATGGCGAGGCCTGCGAGTTGGAGTTCTCCTACACACTGCCAACGGGCGAAAACCTGACCGTCACTGCGCATGCTGCTTATCTGCCACGCCCCCGGATCGAGATCTCTGGCCCGCAAGGCGTGCAGGCAACCTTCGACTGGCAGGCTGCAAGCGACCCGGTATTGGGCCGGATGTGCACTGTCACGCTGACCAATGACCGCGAGGTTTACTGACCATGCTGCGCCTGAACCTATCGAACGAACCACGCTGGCTTGATCTTGGCCACGGCGTCCGCCTGCTGGTGGAGCCCCTAACCACCGCCATCATGCTCGCGGCACGCGGTGATCCGGCGATTGTTGCCGCAGCGGCGGAGGTTGAGGACAAAGCCTCTAACGACGATCTCGCGCGCATCGTCGCCAAGGCTGTGGCGCGCATCGTCGTCAAGGATTGGGACGGCGTTGCCGGCGAAGATGGCAAGCCGATGCCTCTGACGCCCGAGGGCATCGATGCCCTGCTGGAGCTTTGGCCGATCTTCGAGGCCTTCCAGACCAAATACATCGCAGGCGCGCTCATTCTGGACGCGGAAAAAAACGCCTAACCGCTCTCGCCGATTGGGAGTTCGGCGGGGGCGGTGAGTATTGCGCGGCATGTTTGTCTGCGTGCGTGGAATGTCCGCGTAGGCTGCTTAAACCGCTGACGGTTGAAGGCTGGCAGGTTTGGGATCTGGTGCAGCGGCTTGGCGGACAGGTGCGCGTTGCCGGCGGCATGAGCGGCGGCGCTGTTCTCGGCTGGGATATGGGCGCTGCCCTGCAACTCGGCGCGGCCCTCGGGCTTTCGCCCCTCATCCTGGCGGAACTCTTACCGTCGATCGAGGCGGTGATGGTGCGCAAGATCAACGAAACCCTGCAGGCCGGATCAGGCCTGACCTCGTTTCCATCCGGAACGAGGTGTGACCCACCAAGGAAATGGTGAGATGGCAGAGAAACGTGTCAGCGTCCGGCTTTCCGCGACTGGCGGGCGCCAGGTGCGCGCCGAGTTGGAAGGTGTCGGTGAGGCCGGCTTGCGCGGCTTTGGCCGTCTCAGCCGAGAGATGGACCAGGCCAATGCGCGCATGGCCGCCTTTGCGCGGCGCGCGCGGATCGCGGCGACAGCGGCGGCCACAGC